AATGTGCAAATGTTAGCTGGTAACAAAATAGACCTTTTGCATTTATTTGGTGAATATTCTGAACGAACCATAGATATTGCAATTTGGGCTAAAAGTAATCCACAACCTGCAATGGCAGAAAATGTTATGACATCTGCTTTTGAGTTTATGTGGTTTATTACAAATGAAGAAAAACCAAAAAGATCAATAAAATCGTCATCTTTTGGTCGTGGCACATTTAATAATGTATTTACCCATTCCATTGCTAGTGGTCACGATGCTTCAGTCCATGGTGCGGTGTTTCCTTTAGGCGTTGCTGAACATTTTGTATCTAATTGCAGCAAACCAAAAGATTTGGTAATTGATTATTTTGGTGGTACTGGCACAACTTTAATTGTTTGTGAAAAAACAGGCAGAAAATCCCGTTTAATGGAACTTGACCCGAAATATTGCGACGTAATAATCAAACGCTGGCAGGAATTTACTGGCAAAATGGCAGTTCACGCAGAAACAGGAAAGCCTTTCGCGGAGGTAAAAGATGGCGACAAAGAAACCTAAACTTGAAAAACCTGCCCTAAAAAAGCAAAACAACCATGGCGGCGCTCGAGAGGGTGCTGGCAGACCAGAGTTTGAGCCAACCGATGCTGAGCGTAAACAGGTCGAAGCCTTATCGGGATATGGCCTGCCAATCGATCAGATTGGTGCTTTGATTCGAGATGGCATTAGCGTGGATACGCTCCGCGCCCATTTTGGTTCTGAACTGGTGTCAGGTAAATCAAAAGCCAATGCCCAAGTTGGCAAGACCTTGTTTAGCAAGGTCATGGCTGGCGATACCACTGCCGCGATCTGGTGGTCTAAGACCCAAATGAAGTGGGCTGAGACGCAAAAGCACGAACATACTGGCGCTGACGGTGCTCCGATTGAGTTTGCCAAGATCGAACGAGTCATCGTCAGTGAGTAAAACGCTGCAGATCAAGACTCCGAAGTGGGCTGCACCGTTGTTAGAGCCAGCAAGGTATAAGGGTGCTTGGGGTGGTCGTGGCTCTGGGAAGTCGCATTTCTTTGCTGAAATGATGATTGAATCCCACATTCTTGACCAAAAACGCAGGTCGGTGTGTGTGCGTGAGATTCAGAAGTCTTTGAACCAATCGGTTAAACGCTTGTTGGAGATGAAGATTCAAAACATGAATGCTGGCGCTTACTTTGAAGTGCAAGATGCGGTCATCAAGTCCAAGAAGGGCGATGGTTTGATTATTTTCCAAGGTATGCAGTCACATACTGCTGATAGCATTAAGTCACTTGAAGGGTACGATTGTGCCTGGGTCGAAGAAGCTCAAAGCCTTAGTCAGACTAGCTTAGACCTTTTAAGACCTACAATTCGAAAACCAAACTCTGAATTATGGTTTACATGGAATCCCCGTCAAAGCTCCGATCCGGTGGACTTCCTACTGCGTGGCCCGACACCGCCTAAAGATGCCACGGTGATTAAGGTCAACTACACCGACAATCCGTGGTTTCCGAGCGTGCTGCGCGATGAGATGGAGTACGACAAGCGCCGTGATCCTGACAAATACCAGCACGTTTGGATGGGCGAATACCTGCGCAATAGCCAAAGCAGGGTGTTTCGTAACTGGAAGATTGAGGATTTTGAAGCACCTGCTGATGCCATTCACCGCCTTGGCGCTGACTGGGGCTTCTCAATTGACCCGACAGTATTGGTGCGATGCCACATTATCGGGCGCACGTTGTACATCGACTATGAGGCGTACATGATTGGGTGCGAGATTGTGAACACGCCAGAGCTATTCTTGCAAGTGCCAGAGGCTGAGAAGTGGCCTATCGTGGCTGACTCTGCGCGCCCAGAGACGATTAGCCACATGAGAAAGAACGGTTTTCCAAAGATCATGGGCGCTGTCAAAGGGCCACGGTCACTTGAGGAAGGTATCGAGTTCTTGAAAAACTACGACATCGTGGTGCACCCACGCTGTTTGCACACGATTGACGAGCTAACGCTGTATTCCTACAAGACCGATCCATTGACCGGAAAGATACTGCCATTGCTCGAAGATAAGAAAAACCACGTCATTGATGCGTTGCGATATGCTTGTGAGGGAGTTCGGCGTACAATTTCAACAAAGCCAACTGACATAAAACCATTGCAAACCATTAACAAGTGGTGAGATAATTCGCACAAATAAGGATTGATATGGCACGACTTCCAAACGACCAGCGATTAGCAAATCTTCATTCTGAGGCAATGGCAGAGTTTGATAACATTCAATCTGCCCTGCGAGACGAGCGTTTGCAGTGCCTGCAAGACCGCCGCTTCTACTCAATCGCTGGATCACAATGGGAAGGGCCACTCGGAGATCAGTTCGAAAACAAGCCCAAGTTTGAGGTAAATAAGATTCACCTCTCCGTCATGCGGATCATTAACGAGTATCGCAACAATCGCATTACCGTAGATTTCACCAGCAAAGATGGCGTTGAAAATGACAAACTAGCAGACACCTGCGATGGTTTGTATCGTGCTGATGAGCAGGACTCAGTTGCTAATGAGGCTTACGATAATGCATTTGAGGAAGCAGTCGGCGGAGGATTCGGTGCTTGGCGTTTGCGTTCTGTTTATGAAGATGAAGAGAACGATGAGAACGAAAAGCAACGCATTCGCATCGAGCCGATCTTTGATGCTGACAGTTCTGTTTTCTTTGATCTGCAAGCTAAGCGCCAGGACAAGTCCGATGCCAAGACTTGCTTTGTCATTACCTCAATGACGCATAGTGCCTACATTGAAACGTATGGCGATGATCCGACTAGCTGGCCTAAAACAATCCATCAATACGAGTTTGACTGGTGCACACCTGACGTGGTGTATGTTGCCGAGTATTACCGTGTTGAGGAAGTGACTAAGACAGTGCGCATATTTGCCGCACTCGATGGCACAGAAGAGCGTTATACATCCGATGACTTTAAGAACGATGAGACTCTTGAGGAAACATTGATTGCGGTGGGTAGCAAAGAAGTGCGTCAAAAGCGTGTGAAGACGAAGAAGGTTCACAAGTACATCATGTCCGGTGGTCGCGTCTTAGAAGATGCTGGTTACATTGCTGGTAAGTGCATTCCAATCGTGCCTGTTTATGGCAAGCGTTGGTTTGTGGATAACGTAGAGCGTTGCATGGGTCATGTGCGTTTAGCAAAAGATTCTCAGCGCTTGAAAAATATGCAGTTATCAAAACTCGGTGAGATTTCTGCACTATCGAGCGTTGAGAAACCAATCCTTGTGCCAGAGCAGATTGCAGGTCATCAAGTGATGTGGGCTGAAGATAACCTCAAAGACTATCCTTATCTGCTCGTTAACCCAATCACTGGTGCAGATGGTTCGACTAGCGTGAGTGGCCCAGTTGCCTACACCAAGTCCCCTCAGATTCCACCAGCTATGGCTGCGCTATTGCAGTTGACCGAAGCCGATATGAATGACATCCTTGGCAATCAAGGAGCTGGAGAAGAGATCGTTTCAAACATTAGTGGCAAGGCAGTTGAGTTAATTCAAAACAAACTCGATATGCAGACCTTTATTTACATGAGCAATATGGCAAAAGGTATGCGCCGTTGCGGTGAGATTTGGCTTTCAATGGCTAAAGACATTTACATCGAGGAAGGTCGCAGAATGAAAGCGATCAGTCCTACCGGTACAACGTCATCTGTTGAGCTAATGAAGCCCATGATTAGCAGTGAGACTGGCGAGATCACTTTAGAGAACGATTTAAGCTCAGCTAAGTTTGATGTGAACGTTGAAGTTGGGCCATCGAGTTCAAGCAAGCGTTCAGCTACCGTTCGCGCCCTCACTGGCATGATGCAGATTACCAACGACCCTGAGACTGCCAGCGTATTGCAGTCGATGGCAATGATGAACATGGAAGGCGAAGGCATTGCTGATGTCCGCACCTATTTCCGTAATCGTTTGGTTAAGATGGGTGTCATCAAACCAACCGAAGAAGAAGCCGCGCAGATGATGGCTGAGTTGCAAGGTCAGCCAGAAGACCCGAATGCGATTTTCTTGCAAGCAGCGGCTGAAGAGGCCACGGCTAAAGCAGCCAAGGCGAGAGCCGATACAGTTAAGACAGTGGCAGATGCAGAGCTATCCCGCGCAAAAACATTGGAGACGCTATCAAACGTTGACATGGACTCGCAAGATCATGCTTTGAATATGCTTGAGACAATTGGTGGAGCAGTGCAACAACAAGCAGCTCCGATGGTAACAAATCAAGGAGTAGAATCTCCACCAATGCAATAGGTTTTGCGGTATCCACCCAGCCGCTTTAATGGGTGAGTTTAATGGGGTATCAAAATGAATCAAACGGCAGAACTAGGAGAAGAGAACTTAGAAGTTGAAGAGATTGCAATTGATGAATTAGAGTTAGACGCAGAGCCA